AAAACAGAAATTGATACAACCGAAGCAAAAGCAAGTGTGAAAGAAATCGCATCCCTTTTAAAACGTTTATCCAATCAAGTAAAAACCATTGGAAAATCAATGGAAAAAGCCATGAGTGGCGGTATAAAAGCACCAGATGCAAAAGGCATGGATGTTGTCGAAGAAAAAGCAAAGACCGTGGCTAAGGAACTGGAAAAGACCGCACAGGCAGAAAAGAAACTTGATAACATAGACATTAAAACGACTGCACTTGATACGTTAGATAAAGCAATAGAAACCACAGGACAAAAGCTTGCAGAATTGGAAAAAGCACAGATGGATGTATTCAACAGAAATCAGAGTGCAACTTCTTCCCTTGCGTTTCAAGCAATGGAAAGTGCAGCGGCTAAACTAGATCAGCAATACGAAGAACTCCTTGCAAAGAAAAAGCAATTAGAAGCACCGACAGCGAGTGCAGACAGTGGTCTACCTAAAAGTGCAAAACTTACTGGTGGAACAGGTCTTGCAAGCGAAGAGAGTGCAAAAGCATTGCAAAAATTAAATGCAGAAATCACAGGTACAGAAACGAGTGTTGAATCCTTAAACACCGATTTAGGGCAAACAACACAATTGCAGGATGAAATCAGCAATTCAAATATCAAGACAACAGCATATCAGATTCTTGAAGATTCCTTGCAACGCCTTGATACACAGTTTGAGCAGGTAGCAACGGCACAGCAAGAAATTTTTGCAAGAAATCAGAGTGCAACTTCTTCCCCTGCGTTTTTAGCATTGGAGAGTGCTGCGGAAAAACTCGGCAGACAATATGACGAATTACTAGCGAAGAAAAAACAGCTAGACAGCGGAACAACAACTGCACAACCAACAGAGAAAGTACGTACTGCACCGATTACAGGGAACTACGCAAAAACAGCATCAGAAGAAAGTGAGAAAGCCTTAAATGCATTAAATAAGGAAATATCTAAGACTGATGCAAAAGAAAGAAGCCTTGTTAACACAAATAGTAGGCTTGGTTCATCATTTAAGAATGTCAGTCAGTCCGCGGACAGTGCTAAGACAAAAACAGGCGGTATTTCATCTGTCTTTAGCAGGATGGGTGGAGTCGTATCTGGACTTGGAAAACGTCTTGGTGGACTGGCACAGAACTTCACAAGCACTACAAACAGTGCTAATAATGCAAGCTTTTCTATTGGTCGAATGGTGGGTATGAGTATATTATATTCTACCGTTTTTGGAATGATTTCTAAAGTTAACAGTGGAATCATGACAGGCATCAATAACCTTGCACAGTATTCGTCTGCTACTAATGCTTCGATATCTTCCATGATGTCAGCATTAACTCAGCTACAAAACAGTTTGGCAACAGCATTTGCACCGATTTTGTCCGTAGTTGCACCTATATTAACGGCATTCATGAATATGCTATCGAAAGCGATCACGTATATTGGAATGTTCATAGCGGCACTGACAGGACAGAAATCTTTTACAAGAGCGAAAGCCGTACAAGAAGATTATGCGGCATCATTGAATAAAACATCCAGTGGTGCTAATAAGGCGGCAAAAGCCACAAAGAATAACGCAAATGCTACGAAAAAGGCAAGTAAAGAGATACAGACTTATCTTTCTGGACTTGATGAAGTCCGACAGTACCAGAAAGAGAAAGATACACCTAGTTCTTCTACACCATCCGCAGGCAGTGGCGGAGGTGGTGGCGGTGGTTACACTGGTCCATCCATTGGAGATATGTTTGAGAAAGTTCCTATTGAATCTTCCATTGCAGACATTGCTAAGAAGATTAAGGACCTCATAAAGAAAGAGGATTGGGAGGGACTTGGAGCTTATATTGCTAGCGGTATCAACAAAGGTCTACAAAAGATTTATGATGCGATCAACTGGAATAATATAGGCCCAAAGATAACTTATTTTGTAAACGCATTTACACGGACGTTCAATAGTCTTGTAGATCACATAGATTGGGATTTGATGGGACGTACTGTAGGTGCAGGTATTAATACAATTGTTAACACTCTTAATCTTCTGATTGAGGGAATTGACTGGAAGAACT